TACGTCTGCTGTAAAGTACTGAATGTCGGTTTGTGTGGCATCAAACTCAAGAGAACTTAATGATACTGGAAATAAATCCTTGAATTTTACCACGGCAGTTGTGTTATAGTTACTATTCAGAATATAAAGACTTCCATCACTAAATGCTCTTTTAGGGTCTTGTGCTTGTGTTGTATCATTTACTATAGTAATTAAGTCTTTATATTGCTGTGCTGTTTCTGGAAATCCAAGACCTGTCAACCAATTATGAACTGCCATATAGTTCTCCATATCCTCATCAACCAAAAATCTTAAAGATAAATCACCATAGGTAATTTTATCACCAGGAATATCAATATCCTTTAGATATGTTGGTTGAGTATTAAGAGATAATGTAATTTCTGGTATTCTTGCCGTATTGCAGAAAAAGGCAACTTTAGGTTCTTTTGCTAATGAAAACTTAAACCCAACTGGTGATAGGAAGTTTCTATTATCAATTTGGTTGGGGAAGGAGCAAGGCATTTTTATTTGTATTTAGATATAAAAAAAGGGACCCGAAGGTCCCTTTTGGAATTGTGAGAAAGACTCACATAAGGTTAGCAACTTTAACTCTTCTGTAGTAAGCGTTGAGGTTGCTATTAAGAGCACCCTGACCTACGACTGAACCTTCAGCGAATGGATTGGCGACCATGCCGTAGCGGGTCTTAAATCCGATTTTTGGTTGGAAGGTGTTCTCGCCAACGGCACGAACCATTTGGAGAGGAACATAAGGGCAGTAGAATAGACCTGCGTCATAAGGTGAAGAACCCTTATAACCAACAACGTAGAACTGATTAGGAGCAACGTTTGCCGAATATGGGTCAATATAAACCTTATACTTGCCTTGAAGAACGCCAGCAAAGGTATTGCCGGTATCATCAACATTCAGGTTAGCATTAAGTGCTGGGGTGTAATCAAGAACTCCTGCCATCGCAAGTGCCGAAGCAACGTCTGCGGAGCAAAGAATCATATTACCCTTTCCTCTACGAGTTTGCTGGGCGATAGCGTTAGCATCGCGCTCGATTTGGAAGATAAGACCCTTGAACTTCTCAACCGACCAACGACCGTTGGAGTCAACGTCAAGGTCAAAAGTACCAGCAGTAGCAGTGTTTGCTTGAGCACCAGGCTTAGCAATCTTGTATACGGTTCTGATAACTTCGCGGTTGATTTCGGCAAGAATCTCAGTTGAGAGAATGTTTGCCAATTCTGCTTCAGCATTCAGACCGTGAATTGCCTTGAGGTCTTGAGCGAGCTCAAGTGAATACTCAGCTTTCAGAGCACGGGACTTAGCAGTAACAGTGACTTTCTCGATTGAGAATGCCATTTCGTTGAATGCATTGCCATCACCAAGACCTTCAGAGTCTCCGGTGTTCATACCGGTAGAAACGTTGTAGGTTCCGCCGTTATCGTTCAGAACGCTTGGGTTGGTTCCTGACTGAGCAGCAGTAGTACCGAAACCGACGTTACCTGATACAAGGTTGTTGGTAGCACTCTGAGCAGAGAATCTTGTGTCTGCTTCGTCAAAGAATGCTTCGTTTGCACTGTTTTGGCTGGTGTACTTAGAACGCATCGCAAAGATGAGTCCAGTAGGTCCGTTCATTGGTTGAACGCCACACAGATCATAAGCGATCAGGTTGGGCATCGAACGTCTGATTAGAGAAATCAGAACGGGGTCGAAACCTGCGGTAGGTCCAGCATTAAATCCTTGAGCACTGCCACCAAATCCACCGGAAGCACCAGCAGCATTGCCAGAGTTGGTTGGAGATTCATAGAGGAAGTCACGCTCTTCGCGGAGTTCTCTCTCTTGGTTTTCTAGCAGGATAGCGGTTACAGATCTGCGATGTGCATCTTTGATCTGATCCATTCCGGAATAGTCCAGAATTGGTGCCCACTTCTCCTGCAAATATTCTGCGTTGAACATTTGCATTTGTTTTACCTTGTTAAAAGTTTTTGTTTGATTGTTTATAATTTAAAAAATCACAGTTTAGCGACTCTTCCCAGAGTCTGAAGGTAAGATGCCATTCTTCCATCAACTTGTGGTTGCTGGAACTGTACATCAGTACTTTCTGATAAGGTTTCTGAGTCATCTCTTTGAGTACTAGTATATGTTGGGAAATATGATTCCCTCAGAGTTACCAGTTTCTCACGATAGTTTGCTTCACTATCAAACTCAACATTTTCGGCAAGAGAAGTGAGTTTGTCCTTCTGAGAAAGTGCAAGACCCTCAGTGACATCTGCAAAAATTACATCGGCAACCGACTCTGCTAATCTTCTGTTTAGAGCAACGTTTCTTTCGATTTGCTCGTTGAGTTTTCCTTCCATTTCATCAAGTTTATCTACCATACTCTCGATTACATCATATCTATCTTCAGGGATTGAAACATAATGATCTTCAAAAAGACCTCTCATTCCTTGGAGGAACGATTCAGTCATTTCAGTTTTGAGACCGTGCTCAACTGCAAGTGCGTTTTCAGAAACCCACTCGTCAGCAACATACTCAAGGTATGCATCGACACGATCAACAAGACCTTCTTTGATTACTTCAATTTCTTCAATAAGTGCATTTTCATAAGTTTCTTGAAGTTCTTCTTTGATATCGGCAACCTTAGAACGGATTGCCGCCTCAAAGATTGTTCTTGCTTTTTCTTGGAACTCTTCTGAGAGTTCTTCACCGGCAAGGAGAGCATTAACATCTTCTTCGATGTCAAACTCTTCCTTCATTTCGTCTTCTTCATCTTCTTCATTCTTTTTAGAAGATTTCTTGCCATTCTTTGTTTTTGGACCCTCGTCTTCACAAGATTCTTCCGATACTACATCTTCTTCTTCATCTTCTTCATCGACAAGATCTTCATCTTCTTCAGTCTCTTCCTTAACACCTTTCATAGAATCTGCTGCAGATGCCTTGGCATTTACAACATCTCTAACTTGTGCAAGAGTTGCGGCAGGATCCTTGAGTTTTGAAGAATCATCATCGGGACGATAATTTTGTGGAGTTGGACCACCTAAATCTTCCCAAGAACCAGTTTGGCCTGGAGTTAAAGCAGGAGTTGCACTCTTTGAAGGAGATTCGGCAGGTGAGGCTCCTTTGGTTACTACGTTTTCCATTTCTTGTAAATTTCTACCAACGGACATTTTTTTAGATCTTGTATTATAATCTATATTTATTTATAATTTATAGATTTCCTAAGAAATCTTGAAACAATTGAATCTTATGCTCTTGTAGAGTTTTTTCATCTACAAGAGTATTAATTCTGCGTTTTGTGGTTTCGACTAATTTTTCTCTCAGTACTCCGCCTTCATACACCCATTCCTTTCCTTCAAATATTCCCTGTACAAAAGCATCGGGAGCAGAAGGATCTGCCACAATATCAGCGGCAGTTGCGAGCATAAAGTCTTTACCGACAATTTTATGACCTTCATTAGTCATTTGAAGTGATCCAACACCACGAGAAGAAACTCCAAGACAAACTCCCTCTTTGATAAGAGATTCGGCAATCTTACCCATAGGAGTTCCAAGAAGTTGTGCCTTACCTATAAAATTGCATCCTTTTTGTTCTAAGGAAACAATCTTATGAGAAACTCGGTCAAGATTTACCGTAGGTCCATCTGGATGACCGAGTTCTCCAAGAGCACGACCCTTACATATAAATGCCTCATTATATCGATTTACCTCACGGGAAAGAGTTTCCATCGGATACATTCTACCGTTACGGTTACAAATGTCTCCCTGAAGGAAAACTCCTTGAATAAAGGTTTTGGTTTCTTTACCTACTTTTTCGGTAATAAACTCTACGTGTGAGACTTCTTCTGTGATGAGTTTCATTTTTATTCGGTAACTAACTGAACGATTTCTGTGATACTTACATTTTGAGATCCATCTGCGGCAAGAACACTCACTTTTACACTTCTGGCAATATTTGCATTAGTTGTAGTAATTACTCCAACAATAGAAGAACTATTGTGTGAAATTGTTAAAGAATCATTGAGCACTTGAGTAACTAATTTATGTTCTGTATTGATTCCTGCCGGTTGGGCATTTTGAATAGTAACATAATCACCAACTAAAAATGGATTTCCTGCATTTTCATTAAAAGAAACAATTGTTGTTGTTCCCGTAGTAATTCCGGCAATCTTTTGTCTTGCAAGTCTTTCCTTCAATACTTCATTACCATATGGACCAATTTGAAAAGAATTAGTAGTGGCAACAGGTTCACTACCAATTTCAACATAGACTGATGTTAGTCCAGTAGAAACTCTCAAATATCCACTTTTAAGAGCAATGGGATTGCTAGTAGTAGCCGTAGATACATTGGTAGTTATTCTATTTACATTTTGTACAATCTTAATTGCCATTACTCTTGGTCCTCTGTATTGTCTTCGTCACCAAACATCGATGCCGCAACATAAGGTCGGGCAGAATCAACTCTGTCCGATGCTTTTGTGTATAATATCTCTTTAATTCTGTCGGATACATCGGATGCCGAAGCATCTGTTGCAATCAAATCGATAAGTTCTTCCATAAAAACAATTTATTATTATAAGATTATTTATATCTTGCCACCTTTAGGTTCTGGGGGAGGTTCTGGAGCAACGGGTTCTTGTGG